CGTATAAATCCCGATATTGACAGAAAATTCACCACCCACACACACAACACACTTACATAAATGGATTACCTCAAAAACCATCTCGATGTCAATGGTACAATTGACACCCTCAAAAATGGACTCGTCTATATTAGGTCCGTGCTCCACCTTGACATAGCTAGTGTCATTAAACAAGCTAACAAACCTGCCTCAGCAGACGAAAAGAGAGACTGTATGTTAGACCCAGACAGTTTTAAGAAGAGCCAAGAAATTAAAGATGCGGTATACGCCACACTTGGGGAAAATTACAAGGATAGAAGACAAACGAAAGTAATATCTCAAGGGACTGTATATGGCCGTGAATCGAAGATTAGGTTAGACTTTTCTATGCATTCCCATTATGGTATGAACCCACATTATCTTAATGATGTCGGTGTACCTAATCCGGCTGCTATATCTAAGAGGTTGCGGGAGATAGTTACTTCAACTGAGCTAAAAGAGCAAAGGTTGAATAATTTTATAAATGCTACTGTTGTTTCTGACTTTTATGATAATGCAACTAGTTTATTGTATGTATTACTTCAGAAAATACAAATTTCGAAAATTTTTGAAAAAATGAAGGTTTATACTCACACCTACACACTAGTGGCTGACGAGGTCAGTGCTATATGCGTGGATAATGAAGATACTAGTTTTGTAAATTTGCTTAACTACATCCGTAGCAACATGTTTCGTATGGGAGTAAGTAACAATGACAAACATATTTATACAATATTAGAATCCATGAAAAGGTGGTTGCGTGCATTGCCTGCAGCGCAAATACCGGGCAATCCTGGACAGATGGTTCCGAACCCAGCCTACCATGAGCAAAGGTTTCAGTTTGATGTTCAATATTGGCAGATGTACGACTATGACGATGGTCATAGCCAATCTGGTGTCACGTTTGGTAATGTAGTGGGTATGTTACACAATAGGTTCAAAATTCCTTCTGAATGGCACCATAGTACTTCTTATGACTTAGGTAAGTTAGCAGTACATGATATGGATATGCCTGTAAGTGAGGAAGCTATTAATAACTTTGGAAAAGCCCGTTATTATGTAAATTGTAGTGGTATGACTATGAAAGAAGTGGCTATACTAGGCATAGCTATGGATGGTAACAAACGATCAACTCCTTTCCTTGTTGACCAAGATATAGATTTTCGCCACAATGATGAAGACAAGATTTATGCTCTGAGGCCAAGATCACAAGATTTGGCGGTCCCTGAATTTGTTTTTACTACTAAGGACCTGAAAAGCACGCTAACAAAACTTGTTGTAACCCATAAATGGTATGAAGAGCTCAAAGCTGCTGCTATAGCAATGAAGTATTGGTTAGTGCAGCCAGCCACTGAGACTGTAGAATCCCATTGGTGGTTGCAAGTTGAAAGAACTCTTAGTTTACCAAAACTTGGTTTGAGAAGAGCAGTTTTGCCTATGCTATTAGAAGGGGACGGTGCTCAGCTATCTCGTGAAGCACTTGTCATGGCCAAGGATTTGGTCAGTGACAATGACTCTTTATTTTATGAGTCTATGCTAGCTAATACTACTTGGTACTGGGGTGAGTACTTGAATCAGTTTAATTCTACTACTGTTACAGGGTTTTTGCACAAATATGATAATGACTATTTTGATACGCTCAGGCCGTGTGAAAGGGCTGATGCACTTAGTTCAGCTGTATTGGGTATTGGTGTGCCGAGACCAACCTTCTCTATGATGGGTACCTATTTTTCACAGGGTCTGAAAGCCCATTACCATGATGTAGTTAAGTTCGGTAACATTGATATAGCTCATCTTGCTGAATACGGTTATACTGTTAATCATACAAATCTATACACAAACACATTGGTGCCGCCTAGCTGTGTTGGTTTAATTACAGGCTTAGGGGGCAGTTTGTTGAATGGTACGCCTCATCATAGTATTTTTAAAATAAGGCCAACTGTTGAACGTAAAATACGTGGTAAAGTAGAAACAGCCTATAATTACTATGATCTATGGGCTTATGGTGTTGTACAAAGGTGGCAAGGCTATGATGTTCATTATAAGCACCCTTTGCAAGGTGGTAAGCATCGTATGTATGCTCCGAATGATGTATCAATCGCTATGCCGCCTGTCACGCCTGCTACATTGCAAGAAGTATTACCCTATATCGTGTTGCAAGACACCGAGCGGTCTCACTGTTTTGGTTCTTCAATTGAATGGCTTCGCAATTTCGAAACATTCTTTTCATGGCGGCGTACTCAAGTTTCTCCACTACGTGAGCCTGAGTATAACTCACTTCCCGCTTCTTCAAACCCAACTTCATACTTAAGCGCTGATAGGATTCTTATGACTACTAAGATGCCCAAAGCTTATAATTGTTTATTATATTCTACTTACAATGCAGATGATTCGGATTTTCAAGTGGCTTATCCAGAAATTGCCATACCGTTGGAAGTAAATGTAGGTCAATTACAGTTGCCGGAGACAGACACTGGTCCGAGGCCGGAAGATATACCACCCGACGAAACAGACCCTTGAAAGAAGTATCTTATATACCCTTGTATATAAATACTTCAAAAAATGTAACCCAGGTAGTACCTTTTTTATCTTCTACTCATGTTTTATATGACATAATACCTAATATTAGATTACACGGAGTTGTGAATTATAATTTGGGTAGTTGTGCTGTGCCAGTTCGATGTATCTATTTTCCTTACTTAAATGTATCTGCTTTGTACTTATCAAACCACACTAGTATCGTTGGTTTAACGTCGCCTCATTTGTTACGTATTTCTAGAATACAATATGGTCCAGATATGTTTCCTTTTGGTACAATACACACCAACAATGTGTTAGAGTATTGTTTTTATATGTCGAAGCGTTCACTTAATTATAAGGTGCGACCTAATTACAAAGGTGTTAGAGCTGTGCTTGCTGGCAAGCTAGAACTAATTAAAACTAAAGTTTCTGCGAAACATCTGCGGCATATTACTGTTAAAGAGTTATCAAGTCTGGACTATGATACAATTGTCAAGATAATTGGTCCTGGCATGGCTCTACTTGAACAATTAGTGGATATCCAAGTCCACGACAGTTTCTTCATTGGCATGTTAGTTTGGTTTCTGTTATTACCTAAAGAAGCGAGAGCCCTGATCAATAAATCTGACATATTACATATTAAATATACCTCTGTTGAACATTTTTCCACTTATATAAAAAAACATTTTTCTTTAAGATTGAAAGCATTGCAAAATAATGTTAATATTGATCTGTCACCATTTTTCGAGATGGAAGTACTTGTTAATAGAGGGGTTGGTGAAATTGACTGGTCAGTGGAGCAGGAACATAGACAAAAGCCGAATGTAGCTAAAATTGATCCGAAACGTATATTTGAAGAGGCAGGTACCTTATTTGCAAGGTTGAGACAGTTAGGCGGTCGCCCAAAAATGTATAATTGGAAAAACTTTTGGGACTCTCGCTGGCAGTGGGCACCAACAGGCGCTTATTCTTCCCAGTATGAGGAAGATAAGGCGTTCGCACATAAAGAGCATGATATGCGGCATAAATTCTATGGATTCTGTGCTATGCCAGATGTTAGCTATAGTCATTTTATTGAACGTAAGCCTGAAATGTTCGCCAAAGCTTCTATTAAATATGAGTGGGGAAAGCAACGTGCTATTTATGGTGTTGACAATACTAACTTTATAATATCTAGTTTTGGTATGGCAGGTTGTGAAGAATTGTTGAGTAAGATGTTTCCTATAGGACAGGAAGCTGAATCAAAAAAAGTTGCTAGATCAGTTAAGGAAGTCTTGAAAAATGGAGTACCTTATTGTTTTGATTTTGAAGATTTCAATTCACAACATAGTACGGAAGTTATGCGTAGTGTATTGCATGCTTACATGGTAGTATTTAAAGATAAAGTTGATCCAGAACAACTTGGTGCTATTGACTGGTTATATGAATCACTAGGTAATGTCACTATTAAACAACTTGATGGTAAAGTTTATAGTACTGAGGGCACGTTATTATCAGGTTGGCGATTAACCACTTTCATGAATACTGTGCTTAATTATATATATACAAAAGTCATGATGGGTGATACAACTTTTGCCACGACGCACAATGGTGATGATATATTGGGTGCTGTAACTAATATTGACCAAATACGTAATATGGAAAATAATGCAGTAAAGCATAATATCAGATTCCAGAACTCGAAATGCTTTTTGGGCGGGATAGCAGAATTTCTTCGTGTTGATCACAATAATGGGCTGGGTACACAATATTTGGCACGTGCAGTGTCAACTTTTGTTCACGGTCCTACAGAAATGGCTATCCCTAATGATCCAGTAGCTATAATTAATTCAATTTTAACGCGGGCTGATGAGTTAACCTCTAGACAAGCTAACCCAGAAATAGTCTGTATATTAGAAAAAGCTCAGTTGTCATACTTGTGTAGAAAGTGGCAGTTAGACAAAAGGGTAATTACTGAATTTAGAAAAACTCATCGTATTTTCGGAGGCTACACTACAGAAGTGCATAATGAGGCCTTGAAATATAGGTTCCATCGTACTAGAATAAAACGTACTACTGATGGTGTTGGACCATCTACTCATGCACGAGAACCATTATTGCCCGGAGTTTTTAGTTATTGTCGTAAGTTAGTGCTCAAGTATGGATTAGAAACATACTTTAAACAAATTCTAAACACTGCAAACATGGCTGTGTATAGCAGATCCCTACAATATAAGTTCGGTCTTCAAGTTGAAAAACGCGAAGCTGACTCTATTGATAGACTAAATGCTACACAATATGCCATGCTTAATGCAAAATTTAGCGGAGTTAAAGCGACGCTATCAAAATCATTTGGTATACCAATTGAGGCCATACGTGGTGATGATACATATATCATTCACCTTTTATCTTGGTGCAAGGATCCTGTCTTTGCGCTTGGTCTCTGGTGCTAAATGATTAATGCGTGAGGAAGTCTCACATCGGGTGCTGTAACTAATATTGACCAAATACGTAATATGGAAAATAATGCAGTAAAGCATAATATCAGATTCCAGAACTCGAAATGCTTTTTGGGCGGGATAGCA